TGGGTTGCGGGAACATATCTTAGACAGATTGAAGACGTAACTGTTCTATCTGCTGGACTACTACAAGTTGAGTCTGAAAGTGATGTTAAGATGGTTAACATCGGACTTGTTGGTTCTGGATTTGAAAGACAAGTATTCAGACAAGTAACTACTCCTAGTGATTTAGAAATTACTAGAGATGCAGTAGAGGTTGTTATTACACCTCCACCTGGTGGTGCAGTTGACGGATATGCAGAAACTGCATTTATCAATGATCCTGTACAGCAAAGGAATCAGAATCAAGTTGATTTGATTGAAAACGCTATTGGTAACTACACTGTCACTAAACGTGATGGAACTATAATTGAAATTAGAAATGAATTGTTTGGTACTAACAATTATGTTGGTTCATATATAAAAACTACTGTAGGTCCTAACATAGGAAACTGGCAGTACATATCATTTGATGATGGAACTGCTGATGTATCAAACTTATCAATTTCTGATATATCATCATACTTCCCATCACTAACTGTTGGTGACTTCATAGAAAGAGCAGACTCTACCTTTACTAAGGCAGGAGACAAGTTCAATCTAGGACTACCATCAATACAAAATCCTGTAGCATATAGTGGAACTGCTGGCAATCCAATGCCAAGCACAATAACAGTTGGAAGTACAAATTACTTCCCAACATCAGGATACCTCTTCCATAATGCATATGGAAATGCTGGTACATCTGGTTATGCGTGGACACAAAGTACATATGGATTATCTGGTGCTCAGAATTTAGAAACCACTGCTGATAAAAAGTTTGGAGAGAGATCTGTATTTCTCGATGAGACTTCTGGTACTATAGATGGTAGTAGAATATCTGCTCCTATCGGAACCCATTTGGCAGATGGTGATTTTACAATTGACTTCTGGGCTCATAGAGAAATCATTAACAATGGTGGTGATACTTCTGCAGGATTATTATTCTATGGATCTAATTATCAAGGAGGTGCATCATGGCAGAATGCATCTAATGCTGCTTTAAATTACTTCTTACCTAAATTTGGTTTTTCAATATACCTTACTAGTGTATGGAGTACTACCAATAGCAATTTGGTATTCTGGAATGGAGGGGATGATTCATATACTAATATGGGAAATATGAGTACAAATTGGACTCATATTGCAGTTGTTCGTAAGAGTGGTACTATCAAAGTTTATATTGATGGTGTTCAAAAAGCATCTAAACCAAATACTCAAAATTATACACAAGCTGGTGCTATTGCTGATGGTAATGCATGGGCAACTGGTGGACAAGCTTACTTTACTATTGGTGATAGTAACGTCTCTATTGGTTTAGATTGCTTCCATGGTTACATAGATCAAGTTCGTACAAGTAATATTGCTAGGTATGAGAGTGCATTTACTCCACCTGTTACTGCTCAAATTCCTGATCTATATACAACATCTTATGATAATTTTGATGATGTGATACCAAGTGTGACAGGAATTATCAAATACACTGGTAAGACTGCAAATACCTTCACTGGTTGTACAAGACACAATGGTGCTGATCAGATTACGTCTGGATCTGAGATAGTACCTATATCAATCGTATAAATAAACGTATAAATAACTCAGGCACTTAATAAAATAACGTCGGAACAGGAAAAACAATGGCTGCTATTATCTCTGATAAGTTTAGAATTTTTAACGCTAAACAATTTTTAGAATCTTTAACCGAAGGACCTAGTGACACTAGCTCGGAAAGATCAAGAATGTATTTCTTTGTGGGAAGACCACAACCGTGGAAAGCATATTTAGAAATACATACCAAAAACTCAACGGCTTTCGTGGTCGGTAATGAAGTGTACATTGGTACATACGGATCAACTGCTTTTCGTGCCACAGTTTCTGCAGTTTATGACAGTGCTTTGTTATTAACCGACGTTTTTGGAAGTGCTGGCGTTAACTCTGCTCCTCCTCTTGGATCTGCATTAAAAGGTAGAACAGGTGGTGCTGGAGGTTCTGACACAGGTGCTACTGCAGTCTCTGGTGTATATCGTTACGCTACTGAAGATGTTCCACCACTTCCTTTAGACAATCAGAAAGAAAAGATTGCTCTATACGACGAATTAATTGCTGCCAAACGTATTACTGATTCATTTGCAAGAACAGTTATCCGCCGTTACAACTGGGATCTAGTTGCTAACCCTAAGTTCGATATGTGGAAACCAGACTACTCTGCTACACCAGGTGGCGGTGGTCAAATTGGTAAAGCAACTGCAACAGGTGCTACAAGCATTGCAGATGCTAAGTTCTATGTAATGAACTCATATTACGAAGTATTTAAGTGTCTCTATAATGGAGAAGATCCATCTAACACAACTGGACAGAACGCAACAGAAGAACCATATGTAGCTGGTGGTAACTATGACTCAGCAACTGGTCTTTATACAGAAACAACTGGTGCTAAGTACATCTGGAAGTACATGTATACTATTCCTACTGATGATGTTCTTAAGTTCCTTTCTTCAGACTTCATGCCTATAGTTCTTCCTGCTAACGCATCTAGAACTGCTGTTGCTGGAGTTGCTGTTGCTGGAGCAGCTGACGTTGCACTTATCGAGAATGCTGGATCAGGTCTTCCTGCTTCACAGACTCTATACACTGCTATTGTTGGTGATGGAACAGGTGGTAAGGTTAAGTTTGTAACAAACGGTGCTGGTACAATCACATCTGCTGAGATTGAAGCACGTGGATCAGGTTACACTTATGGTAACGTACTATTAGGAAATGGTAACTTATTCTCCAATGCTGGTTTATCAAGTGCTGTAACAACTGGTGCTTCTGCTGTTGGTGCTATTGAGATAATCATGGCTCCAGAAGGTGGACATGGTTCAGATCAAGAAACAGAATTAAATGGTAAGCGTGTTATGACAAACATCCGTCTTACATATTCTGAAGGATCAGGAGATTTCCCTGTAGATAACGACTTCCGTAGAATTGGTATTATTTCAGATCCATTTAACTATGGTACTACTACATTCTCTACTGCTGACACATTATCAGGATTAAAAGCAATTAAGATTACTGGTGCTAGTGCAGACTACTCAGTTGACGAGAAGATTACACAGACTGTAACTGGTGGTACAGCATATGGTACAGTTGTATCATGGACATTAGATAGTGGTTCTACAACTGCTGGAGTTCTTAAGTACATCCAAACAAACGATGCACATACAGATTCTGGTATAGTAAGAGCATTCGAGTCTAGTGGTTCAAACGCAATTACAGGAGAAGGATCTACTGCCTCTGGTAATGTCGATACTGCATATGGTAGTACACTACTTGGTGTTACATTCTCTAGTGGTCTTGCCACTCCAGAGATTGAAAATAACTCAGGTGATGTGATTTATGTTGAGAATAGAAGACTAATCACTCGTGCTGCTGACCAGATCGAAGATATCAAACTAGTTATCGAGTTTTAAACGATAGTAAAACTACGCTAAATACTTTAACGAGAATACTAGTATTATTGGCGGAGTAAGATGCCTCAAAAGACGAACCTAAACGTAAGCCCATATTACGAAGATTTTGATGCGAATAAGAATTTTTATAAGATTCTTTTTCGACCTGGTTATTCTATACAAGGAAGAGAACTAACACAGGTTCAATCAATTCTTCAGAATCAAGTTGAAAGCTTTGGAAAGTATGCCTTCAAGCAAGGTGAACTTGTAATTCCTGGCGAAGTAGGACTTAACACAAAATTAGATTACGTAAAACTATCATCTGTTTCGGAAGTTGCAGTTAATGATGGTAGCAACAATATTGTTTATAAGAAATATGATATTTCTCAATTAATCGGTCAAGAATTAATTGGGTTAACTTCTGGTGTCAAGGGAAGAATAGTTTCTACGAAACTGGCAACAGAAAGCACAGCAGATACTTTGTTTGTAAATTACGTCAACAGTGGTTCGTCTAACACTGAGACTACTTTTAGACAAGGTGAGACTCTAGAGGTAGTTGATGGCGTTAATACTCCTTTACTCGTTGTAGGTACAGATGGTAGTGTTCTGCCAACCAGTATTCAAGTAACAAATCCAGATACTAATGAAACAACTTCATTAGAAAGTCCTGCAATGGGATTTGCTTCTGCTGTCAAGGTAGAAGAAGGTATTTACTTTGTTAATGGTTACTTTGTTCGTTGTGATGCAGAACTTTTAGTTATTGACGAGTATTACAATAAACCATCTGCTAAAGTTGGTTTTACAATCAAAGAAGAAATTGTTACTCCAGAAGAAGATGCATCTTTATATGATAATGCAATAGGATCCTCCAACTATACTGCACCTGGCGGTCATAGACTAAAAATATCTCTAGTATTAAAAGAATTTGCTCTTAATGCAATTACTGATAAGAATTTTATACAACTTCTTACAGTATCAAGAGGAGTAATTCAAAGAAAAATTGAATCAACAGACTTTAGTGTTCTAGAACAGACTCTTGCTCGTAGAACATTTGATGAGTCTGGTGATTATGTTGTAGATAACTTCACAGTAGACGTTAGAGAATGGGCACAGAAGGATGGTAACAGAGGTTTATATGCTGTAGATGCTTTTGGTTTATATAACGGATACAACGCAACTGAGTCCTCTAGGAAGATGGTTGCTAGTATAGGTCCAGGTAAGGCATATATTAAAGGGTATGAGATTGTCAATAAAGAGACTAAGTATCTTGAGATCAATAAGGCAAGAGAAAGTCTTTCTACTGACAATGTAAATTTAAAATCTAAAGGTCTTCCATCTTTTAGTGTTACTAATGTGTATGGTAGTGTGCCTTTAAACAAAGAAGGATCTGATCTTACTGCATATCCAGATGTATTTTTATACAATACATTTAATGATGGCTCTGTTGGATTAAACAATACTGAACTATCTACAGATCATAGACAAACTATTAGTAGAAGAGGTCTTAGTTTTACTCCTGATGATGGAATAAAAACTATCACACTACAGATTACAAATACAACTACACTTATTGGTTCTGTAACTGATGCAACATTCCAAAGTCAATTTGGAACTCTCTATTATATTAAGACAAGAAGTGATCTTGGTACACCAACAGCAATTGGTTCTTTTAAAACATTATCTTTTGCTACTACTAACAAACCACTTGTCAATGCATCTACATCTGTTAAATTTTTAGAACTCACAGTATTCGGTCCTAAGAATGAATTAGAACAATTATTATTAGAGTATGATTTATCTGATACTGAGTTTAAGAGAAAGATTTTCTTAACAGAAGCAAATGCACAAACAAACTCAGGAGATGAGTTTGGATTTATTGTAGATTACTCTCCAACAATAACTCCTGTAATAGGTAAAACAAAACCAAATAACTTCTTCTTAAAGAAAAGAGGTTCTGGTTTTAATTCTGATTCTGACATCGTACTTTCTAGAGGTCGTCTTGCTGCTGGTACAAGTGCATATAATAGTACATTTGGACTATCATATTTTGATCCTCAGTTCTTTACTAAAATTACTCTAGAGTCAGTTCCTACTGGAACTAATGCCTTTGATGAAGGTAAATATGTATTTGGTATTAATAGCGGTGCATATGGAGTTGTTGAAGGAACTGCATCAGGTGTTTATAGTACAGGTGTACTATTATTTGTAAAAACTCTATCAGGAAGATTTTTACCTGGTGAGTCAATAAGAGATGAGAGTGGTGTAACTGTAAGAATTGCAAAAGAAAATACAATATCTCATTTTGTTGTTCAAAGTAGAGGATTGGGTTACGCTGATGGTGCAACATTACTAATCAATGGATTAGAATTTGATAGTTCTAAGATAGACTTATCAAGAACTACAGATGGAAAAATTTATAAAGCAGCAGTTGCAAATAGATCTGCTGTAGGTATTGAGTATGCTCAACCTCCTGCAGTTACTGTAAAAAATCCTGATGGTGCGTCTGCTCCAAATGCAGCAGCTGCTATTCAACCTGTATTGTATAGAGATACAGTTACCACATACACACCACAGAATGTTAAATCTATAGGTTGTTCTTATGGATCTGGTAATGCAAATACTTTCTCTGCAGACGTTGTTGTAGACAGTCAAATATATTCAGAAATTAATACTGTAACCGACTATACATTCTTTGGTTCACAAGGATCTACATTCATAGAGTCTACAAGTTTTAGTGCTGATGCATCTACAGATGTACAACAAGGAGACTTAGTACAATTCTCAGATGATGATAATAACCTTGTTAGATCTATTGTTCAATATGCTACAGAACAAGAAGGAGCATACAAATCTAGAATTTACTTAGACACTGCTCTACCAGGTGCAGTTACTAATGCTAGTATTGTAAGATTACGTCCAAAGGTAGATAATTCTACAAGTGGTACATTACTATTTTCTACTGGTAGTAAACAGGTATCTCAAATTTCTTCGGGTGGAGATGATACTAAGATTAAGTATTACTTCCGTAGAGATTTTGTAACTACTGCAACTACAGGTGGTGGTACAATTACATTTGCTGCACAGTTACCATTTGGTACACAAAGGTTTGCTGCATTTACCGAAGAGAATTATATTATTACTGTATTAGATCCTGGCGATGCACCTGATATTGTGAAAGGTGATATCATTTATGTTGGAGAAGATGTTGTAGATATATCATCTGCTACTGATACTGCTAGTGGTCTAACATCTGGTAGTATTAGTTTACAGTTAGCATCATCATATTTTGGAACTATTCCTACTAATGGTGCTTATCCTAAACTTAAATTAACTGCAACTCTAGAAGTATCCAATGCAAAACCAAGACTTAAGACTGTAGTAAAAAATAAGAGAATTACTGTTACATCTGCTGGTGATCGTGTTGTTCCTTTAAGAGGTACTGATTATGATACAGAGGTTGTAGAGATACTTTCTTATTCTGATGCATTTAAGTTAAACTATGTTTATGAAGGAACTTCATCACAACCACCTGAGATTGACACTGCTGGTAATTTAATATCTGGTACTGATGTAACATCTAGATATACATTTGATACTGGACAGAGAGATACATTATATGATGTTTCTAGAGTAGTATTAAAACCTGGTTTTGATGAGACTACAGGTCAACTTGTTATCTCTTTTGATTACTTTGAACATTCACAAGGTGACTTCTGTACAATTGATAGTTACTTACATGAAGCAGGAGTTTCTGAAGATGAGATTCCTACATTTGATTCTTCTGTTCTTGGTATTACAGAACTTAAGAATGTAATTGACTTTAGACCTAAAGTTGATAGTGCTACTATTATACCTGGCTTCTTAGATACTTCTACTTTAGAAGTAACAACTGGATCATTCTCTGGTCCTGGTGCAATTGTTGCAAGTAGTCCTGCCCCTGATAAAGGTTTAGAATATACATTCTCATTCAGTCAAGTACAATACTTAGATCGTATTGATGGAATTTACTTAGATAAGAAAGGTAGTTTTGTAGTTAAAGAAGGCAATTCATCTCTTAACCCAACTAAACCTGATGCTATAGAAGATGCAGTACCATTATTTTATGCTTATATTCCTGCGTTTACAAAGACAAGTAAGGATGTAAGAATTACCCCAGTTGATAACAAACGTTATACAATGCGTGATATCGGTAAGTTAGAGAAACGCATTGAAAGATTAGAATACTATACTACTCTTAGTATCTTAGAACAGCAAGCACTTAACATGCAAGTTAAGGATGATATTGGTCTTGATAGATTTAAGTCTGGATTTGTCGTTGATAACTTTGAAGCACATAAAGTTGGTAGTCTCAAATCACTTGATTATCGTTGTGCTATTGATGCTCAACAATCAGTATTACGTCCACAGTCTAAAGAAGATTCTATAGATTTAGTAGAAGTCAATACAAGAGAAGATCAAAGAGCAGTTTCTGGTTATAAGAAATCTGGAAATATGGTAACACTACCATACTCTCCATTATCTTTATTAGGAAATAGTTTTGCTTCTTCAAAATTAAATCCAAACCCATTTGTTGTTTTACAATATGTTGGTGATAGTGATGTATCTCCAGCAATAGATCAGTGGTATGATAATAGTATTGAACCAGTTGTTGTAGATACTAATACAGATCTCTTTAATATATTCTTAGCAAAAGAAAGTGTGAAAGAAAGTTTCTCTAGTTTACACAACTCATTTGTTATTAACTGGGTTGGTGCTTCATCATCATTTACTGCTATCAATTCTCTTGGAGGAGTTAATTCACAAATTGCTGATACATCTGTACAGAGTGCTTCTGTTGGAAGTAGTTCTAACATCAGTCCTCAAAATAACGAGGTTGGTAAAGGGTTACAAACTAAGACTGTTGGTGATAATATAGTTTCTACATCATTATCATTCTTCGCAAGAAGTGCTCCTATTAAATTTAAGGTTGGTAGGATGAAACCTAATACAAGAATATACGTATTCTTAGAAGGTAGAGATATTAGTCGTTGGGTGAATCCTGATCTTAGATATACAGGAATTGCTGGAAACTCATTATCAGCATTTAATGGTCCTATAACTACAGACGAATATGGTAATGCTAGTGGTTTAATTATTCTGCCAGCAGGATCACCTCCTAATGAAAATGCTGTATGGGGTGGAGACATTGATACTGTTGGATATGATGCATCAGCAGAAGCATTAAACTTTACTGTTGGAACTCTTACATTTAGATTTACTTCTAGTTCTACTAATGCACAAAAATCAACTGTAGATTCTTATACAGAAGTTAAGTACTATGCTACTGGTATTCTTCCAGAAAATCCTTCTAGTATTGTTTCTACAAAACCATCTATCTTTAAATCTAACGAGGGTGTTCAGTTAATTGAAAGTAATACTGATAATCCTGTAAGACCTAATCCTCTTGCACAGACATTTAAAGTAGAAAACTTAGATGGTGGTTGTTTTGTAACTGGTGTTGATCTTTACTTTAATAAAAAGAGTGCAACTATACCAATTAAAACATACATCACTAATGTAGATGCTGAAAAACCAGCAAAGAATATTGTACCTGGTAGTGAAAAAACTTTAACACCAAATACTTTCCTTAAATGTTTTGCTAGTGGTAACATGGCAATCTATAAAAATGAAAGTGTGACTGGTGCATCTTCTACTGCATCAGGTCCTATACTTAAAGTATTTGATAAGAACAACGTAGAGTTAGTTGCTACTGCGTCTGGTAAATACAGTCTTACTAATGAGCAAGTATATACTGTTGTTCTTAATAATCATAATGGTAAATCATTCTTACCAAATGAAGATTTAATTATCCCATCTGTGACTCTCGCAAATGCAACAGATGGTACAGACTTTGTTCTTTCTATTGCAAAAGATAGTGGTAAATTATCAGATGTTAGAGTTACAAATCCTGGTCTAAATTATGACAGTGCGATTCTTACTATTGAAAGTCCACAATTGCCTGGTGGATCTACTGCTACAGCAAGTATAGAAGTTTCTGGTGGTAAGATTTATAATGCTGAGATAGCACTTAGTGGATTTGGATATACAGAAGCACCAGCAGTTGTTGTTAAAGGCGTTGGTAACGGGTCTGGAGGGTGTGAAATACAAACCTTTATAGAAATAGATACACCAGCAGTTAGAATGGGTGTAGCGACTGATCAGACAGGTGTTACAGAATCAACTACTCCTACACATTTTGGATTTGATTACCCAGTATACTTACAAAATGATACTGAATATGCTCTTGTAGTAGAGACAGATTCTATCGACTATGAACTATGGTCATCTAAATTAGGAGAAACCGACATAGCAACAAGTACGGTCATTACAACCCAACCGTCATTAGGTTCGGTATACCGATCACAAAATACTGAGAGTTGGACTGAAGATATATTTGAAGATCTTAAGTTTACAATGTATCGTGCTGAATTTAATACATCAAGACCAGCAGAATTATTAATTAAAAATAATAATCTTGGATATGAATTATTAGAGAGTAATCCATTTGAAACTAATGCAAGTGCTAATACAAATTCTACATCTAAATTATTTAAAAATAACAACTCTATATTAAAAGTAAATCATAGAGATCATGGATTTGAAACTGGTGGAAATTCTTATGTGTTCTACAGAACTGCAAATGAAATTGGTGGTGTAACTTCATCTATATTGAACAATACATTATTCCAAGTATCTAACTCTGGCGTTGACACATATAACATTCAATCAAGTTCACAAGCTGCTGGTAACTCTATCGGTGGTGGAGATCTTGTATATGCTTCATTCAACAGAAAATATGAAACTCTATATCCACAAGTTTCATACTTATCATTTACTGGCACAACTTTAAATACAGAGGTTAAAACAACTAATGTAGTTCCTGTTGATTCAACATCAACAAATTATAATTCTTATTCACAATCAGATTATGAGAAGACATTTTTAAATGAACCACATTATTTTACTAATCAGAAATTTGTTGCATCTAGTATTAATGAAACTCTAAACAGTGTTTCTCAATCATTAGTTTATAAAATGTCATTATCGTCTACTGTGTCTCATTTGAGTCCAGCAATAGACTTATCTAATGCTACTGTGAAAACAGTTTCTAATAGAATTGAAAATGCTAGTGGTGCAGAAGATAGATTTGGTAGAAGAGATCAAGTTGTTGAATTCTATCCAGTATATCAATTCAATCTTGCTGGAAACGGTGGAACTCAATTACAGGCAGATCAAACAATCAAAGGAGTTACAACAAAAACAACTGGTACTATTGCTAGAGTAAATGGTCAAGTTGTTTACGTTAGAGTTAAGACAAGTCAATTCTTCCAAAAAGGAGAGACAGTAACATTAGGAAATCAATTAGGTCTCACTTCTGTTACAGTTGACTCAAATCCATCACAAGTATTTGCAACTATTGCTGATGCATCTACTATTGTTGCACGTAATCCAAACATATTAAATGAGACATATGATAATATAATTACTGGTAAGACAACTATTTGGAATACTCAAACTCAACAACTAACATTGAGAGTTGATACAAACCCAATTAATGATAGTTTTACAGATAGGATTATAGACAATACTCTTTATAATAGAAATGCAGTTACTGCAAATCAACTTGCTGATATATTCCGTGTAGGGGATTTTGTCAAATATCCTAATCAACCTGATGAAGAAAATGCATATCTTGAAGTTGGAAAAGTAACTTATACAAATGGTACAGACTTTGTTGCTGAGGATACATCTAAGAATGGTTCTGCTATTGCTAAGTATGTAACTAAAGAAGTTACAATTGCAAATCCCGCAACTGCTATTGATGTACATCTACTAGCAAATGTTAGAGATATTGAAGACCTTAAGGTGTTCTACAAGTATAAGAAAGCATCTAGTCAAGAAAACTTTGAAGATATTGATTGGATCTATTTCAATACATCAGGTGAACCAGATGTGTTTGATATTGCAACAAGTGAGAATACAATATCAGGTATTGTAGAGAAACAATCTTCTTATCAAGATTTAAAATATAGTGTTTCTAAACTTCCAGAATATTCATCATTTGCTATTAAAATTGTGATGTCTGGTGTCGATCCTTCCTATGTTCCTAAAGTACAGGACATCAGAGCAGTCGCTGCGTTCTAATTTCCGCACATGGATTTTATAAAAGTGTCTGGACATGATGGTCTCGTCAGAGACCAAAAGACTGGTGCCATCATCAATGTGGATGATTCTGCTATCGAATCTAGACGTAAATCAAAACAGTTGAGTTCCGCATTGGACGACATAAATAACTTGAAGAATGATGTCTCTGAAATCAAGTCCTTACTGAGAGAGTTAATCCAAAATGCCAGCAGTTAATGTAGCACGTACTGACACCTTTGAACAGCAAAGGGTCAAAATAAACGAAATAGGTACCCAGATATTTACAGTTACCGCTGGAGGTTCAGACCTTTCAACAGGTAACTTAAAACTAGGAGATGGTCTAGTAACATCTCCCAGTTTAGCATTTGTAAATGATGTTAGCGTAGGACTATATCGTAATGGTACAGGTGTACTAGGTTTTGCAGCAGGAGGCAAAAAATTATCTGACCTTGCAGCATCAAGTGTCAAATACTATAGAGATTTTTTAATTGAGAAAAACAGTCTTGATACATTAGGTATTTCAATTACTAATGCAGGACAAAATTATGATGGTGGAACTTATACAGAAATTCCTGCTATTGGTGGTACTGGTGACGGAGCAACTTTTGGTGTAACAATTGATGGATTTAGTGGATCAATTACTAACACAGGTACTGGATATACACCTGGCGTTTACTTAAACATTCCTGTCATAAGTAATGGAAGTGGTACTGGTGCTACTTTTGACTTTACAGTAGATCAGATATCAGGACAGATTACAAACGGTGGTGTTAACTACTATCCAGGATCATATACAAATATCGCCATGACTGGTGGTAATGGTTTACAAATGACTGGTGACATTGTAGTTTCTGCATTTGCTGCAACTGTTACTTCTGGTTCTAACTATCCTGACGGTTTATTCAAAAGTATTCCGTTAACGGGTGGTAATGGAACTGGTATATTGGTTAACCTCTACGTAAACAATGGTGGAGTACAACCATTTGGTGGAGTTACTAGTAGTGAATATGTATCTACCACAACAAATTATACTGTAGGTGATGTATTAACAGGAAGTATTCCACTTGCAGGAACTCAAACATTTATAGTTAAATCTTCACTAGGAAACAAATATTTTATTGATGGATTTTTAGGTGGAAACTTTAATCTATTAAAAGGAAAGACATATGTCTTTGATTGTAGTGATGCTACGATGGATCCACATCCACTGTTCATATCCACTACACAAGATGATCAAAATACTATTCTTGATGCAGCTGATGGTGTTACATATGAACTAGACGGTGCTACTGTAACTGGTGCACAATTTCTTTCTGGATATTTTGGAGCAACGAGTACAAGAACAGTAACTTATGCTGTTCCAACAAATCCTGCAACAACAAGTGTTTGGTATGGATGTTCAGTTCACCCTCTTCAAGGTGGAGAATTAACTTTTTCTGATCCTAATTCACAGCAAAATAGTTTCTCATTAGTTGTTGATACAATTGGCGGTACAGTTACTGAGTTTATTGTTAACGCACCAGGCGATGGAAATTATCAAGTAGGAGATGTTTTAAGCGTTGCTGCAGCAGATCTTTATGATGCAAACTCAGCAGATGCTGCTACACCAGGTTCTGGATTACAGATTACTCTTGGTGGTAACTTTGGTGCTATTCCAGCATTAGATAAAATATCTTTATTCGGTAGTGGTTATGCAACTGGAGAAATTCTTACTCTTGCTAGTGCAGTTAATAATGTTGCAACATATGCTAGAGGAGAATTAACATTTAATGGAGTTCAATTTAATTCTAACGCTGGTGTAACTGCATTACAGTTTACTGGTATAGCGACTGGTGCTGCTCAAACTTATAGTAATATTTTAGTTTCAACTATAAGTTCCAATGGTTCTGGATTACGTGTTGACGTTGTAAAATCAGTTGGAGGAGGAAATACATCATACTCTGCAGTTAACATCGTTGCAGCGGGTCAGGGATACTTACCAGGCGACACACTGTATATTCCAGGTAACGCACTTGGCGGTGCATCGGGTGGTCAACCAGGTTCTGGTGGTAACGATCTTGCAATTTCTGTTTCTACAATTGAAGCAGGAAGTGCACAAGTCACAGTTTCTAGTACAGTAGGTGTTGAGGTAGGAGATGGTGTTGAGATAGTTCAAAACATTAATAATCCAGGACAAATTCCTGGTGGAGTTACTGTTGCTAGTGTCGATAGTGCAACACAATTTACAATGTCTGCAGGACCTACAATACCAGGTACTGCTGATCTTAAAGTTGTTAACCAAAACACATCTTACTTAACAGTTCCAGACACATCTGGAATTATTAATGGAATGGTTGTTGTATATGTGAGTGGTAATGGTGGGATTATTGCTGGAACCACAGTCACAGGAATTATAGATGCAACTACTGTACAAATAGGAATTTTACCAACTGTAGCTGGTGCTATGGTTGTTAACTTTGAACCTGAGTATGGCGGTGGATCAAGTTTTGCATATACTGTTGGCACACTTGGTTTGGCAAGTGAAGTAACTATTGTTAATGGTGGTAATGGTTATACCATAGGTGATACTTTAACAGCAAATGCTACTGACCTTGTTCAACCAGAGGTTTATGCTGTTGTTAACAAGACAGTTGATAAAATTACGTTTACTAGCACTTATGCAGCTGCAACATTTAGTGTAGGAGATTTGGTTAGAGATGCAGGAGGAGGAGTTGTTGCAAGTACAGTTACTACATCAACCACAGTTGCTGCAGGAGCAAATGGAAGTTATACTGCAGTTTCTCCATCTTCAACGAGTGGAAATGGTGCTGGTGCAACATTTGATATTAGTAGAGATGGAAATGGTGATATTATATCTGCAGTTGTTACCACAGGAGCTGAAGGTTATTTCTTCGTAGCGAATGAAACTGCTACAATACCAGGTGCTAGTGTTGGTGGATCAACCCCAGCTGATAACGTAGTATTAACAATAACTAACGTAACTTCTTCTACATCTACTACTACAGTTACTAAAGTCGGAACTTCTGGTGGTAATGTTTCTTATCTTATTACTGATACATTTGGTTTCCAAGATGGAGACGTTTTAGTAAAAGATAGTGCTCCAACAGTAGGATATGCTATCAACACTGCTGTTTCAGAGTTTCGTTATTTCGTTGATATAAATGATGGCAATGGTTCTGTAATGACTCCTTCTTGGACAATGTATGCTGGTAACAGTTATACTTTTGATCTAAGTGATGCGTCAAATGGTGCTCATGAATTTGCTCTATCACAATTCAGAGATGGTCAGTGGGCACCTGGTAGAAATGAAAATATAAGTACAACACTATCTGCCAACACACCAACTATTACAGTCAATAGCACTACTGGAATTGAAGTAGGAATGGAGGTTGTGAAAGTTTCTGGAGATGGTATTCTTCCTGATGGTACAACTGTACTAACAGTTGTCAACGGAACTACACTTACATTAAGTGCAAACCCAACAACTGCAGGAGCTATTGTTGTTAATATTGTCGGTTCAAAATACACTACAGGTGTAACTGTAGATGGAACTAATCATACAATTAAAGTTTCTGATGCTACACCTACACTATACTATTTCTGTGCTACTGATGATCCTCAACACCAAAACGAAGGTGGAGATGATAATGAAGAAGCAGCAATTACAATTAATACAAATAACCCTAAAACATTTGGTACTGGATTTGAAATTGCTGTCACTGACGTTACTGTAGAAGAAGTTGTAAAAGGTAAAGTAGATGATGGTGAATTTAGTGTACAAAAATTAATAACACCATCCGCACAAATAACTGCTGCTGATATTTCAAATGCTACAGTTTCTGCAACTGCAACTCTTGCTGCAACTGTAACAAGTTCTATTACCGCTGTGGCAGGAGAAAACCTTGCGATTGCTGTTACAGATCCATTGACAAATAATGTTGCTATAGATGCTGCTGGTCTTGATGTAGGATCTACAATTCAAATTGCAGCAACTAGTGGTAATGTTACAGCATCTGGAGAATTTAAAGGTGCTTCTGTAAGTGTTGGTGATTACCTAAAATTATTAAGTTCTAATAATAGTATATCATCTCTTGGTGGGTATGACGTTATAGTTGCTCCTGACACAGGAAGAATTGCTGATGTATTAACCAATACTGCTATTGCTATTCCTGTTGGTAACACATCAGAGAGACCTACTGCTGGTATTGTAAAAGATGGTTGCATCAGATATAACACAGATACAAATCAGTATGAAGGATATAGTACTAACTCTACATCATGGTCATCTTTGGGTGGTGTAAGAGACTTAGATGGAAACACTACCATCCTAGCAGAGCAAACTGTTGGTGCTAATGATAATACATTATGGTTCATCAACGACAATATTAATACAGTCAGGTTTACACCTAATCATTTTGAATTTGTAAACATGAAGAAGATGCGTTCTGTGAGCGTATCTGCTCCTGCGTATACAGAGTGGGCAGCAAATACTCCTGTAACACTAGGTGCATACGTCAAGTATAAAAACAATCTTTATGAAGTAACATCTGCTGGTACTACTGCTACAAGTGGTAGTGAACCAGTTCATACATCTGGTGCATTACAAAATGGTTCTTGCGAACTTACATATTCTCAGTTAGCGGTTGCTCCTCTAACATTTGAAGATATTGAAGAACTAAGAATAGGACCTACAGGAAGTCTTCCATTAAGTATTAATGGTGATTTGAGATTAGCAACTAACGTTGTTTCTACAGACATCAATGATTTATTATTAAGACCTAACTCTGGTAAAAAAGTTACTATTGATGCTACAACATCTCTTGTAATTCCAAATGGAACTACTGCTGAGAGAGGATCTCCTGAGCAAGGATCTATAAGATATAACACTACAACTTTAACTTACGAAGGTTATGATGGAACTAACTGGGGTTCACTTGGTGGAGTAAAAGACGTTGATCAAAACACTTATATAATTCCTGAGACTACACCTGGTGCAAATGAAAATATTTTATATTTCTACAACGATGGAAACAATTCACTGCAGTTAACAACAACTGCACTTGATTTCTATTCAGTAGATACAATTAGATCTCAGACAAGTCAACAGTTTGAGATTACTGCAAACTTGATGACATTTAATAATGCAGAAACTACATTTGATAATACAAATGCAACTAAGACCTTCCTACATACTTCAAAGCAATACTTTGATCTTGGTGTTTCTACAGGTGTATATGTAGATCCTATATTAAGATTAGATGATCAAGGTGATGTGTATTTGAATACTGGTTTCGGAACTGGTAATTATAATGGTGTTAAAGTTTTTGACGGAGATCTAAAAGAGTTTGAACTTGCTGATGTTAAAATCTTATCTGAGGTTATAACATTAACTAAAGGATCATCAAACAACGGTGGATCTAACATATATTCTGTTGCAACTGCTAAAGGAGCGAAGGTAGTTGTTGTTGCAGAAAACCTTGCTGATGGTGAAAAAGAGTTTATTGAATTTGGTGTCACAGATGATGGCACAGATGTATTCCATACTGAGTATGGTAACTTGAGAACAGATTATCAACTCATTGTTCCTACGTTTGAATATACTGCTGGAAATGAAGCAAGATTAAATATATTATTAGGAGCAAATGTTCCTGCTACAAACTCAGTGAAGATTACCTTCTCATCAACAATCACTAAGAAATAAAAATGGCAACTACTATAGACAAATTTGATTCGACTGGTGGTTTTTCTATCGCTAGAACCGCAGTTATTGATGAACTCAGGAATGGTAAAGATTTCAACACACTTGAAATTAAAAATTCACAATACACAGATAGCAATACAACAACATATATTTTGAGAGGTGTTAATACTGCATCTCTAGCATTGGATGGTGTAGGAGCACAAATTCCTATTGCTAATAATACTATGAATTTTGTGACTGGTCACATTATTGCAGTTAATGATTCTGGTGTTGTTTTTACAAACAAACTAGAGTCTGCAGTCTATTGCGATGGTAGTGGCAACGTTTCTGTCATGTCTACAATGGAGACTGTGATTAAAGATGACATTCCCTCAGGTCAAACTTGGTCTATCGTTCCCGTAGGTGCTGCAAATAGATTTTCATACTCAACAGTTAGAGCTGGTACTACTGCCACAATTAAATGGGCAGCATCTACCAGAGTTACTAGTCTAGCTTGGGTTTGATGATGCTAAATATAACTGAGGATAATACAGGTTCTGGGAGTTAAACTGAGACATGGCAATTCATATTAATTCCGATAAAGAAAAGTTTAGGGGCGTCAACCCGAAACTTATCGGAGACAATGAACTTACTATAAGGAGTGGAACTGGTTCTGATGAGAAGGAAATTCTTAGAACGCAGTTAGATTCTAGTACAGGATTGCCCCGTGTTGGTATCAACAGAACGGGTCAAAGAGTTAATGACGTTCAAATAGATGCTGGTGGTTCTGGATACATATCTGCACCAACTGTAACTATTGCTGCACCACCAAGTGGAGGTCTTCAAGCACAAGGTTCTGCTTTTATTTTTAACGGACAAGTCGTTTCTATTGCTGTTAACGAACCAGGCAACGGATATACACAAGCACCTCTTGTTACTTTATCAGGCGGTGGTGGTGTTGGTGCTGCTGCAACAGCGGTACTTGATACTGTAGATTATGAACTTGATATTAACGGTGCGATTAGAACTTCTACATCTATCATTTCTGATACTGCGAGAATATTAAACCTTGACATTGATAACTTTGTTACTCCTAACGCAGCATTTAGAGCACCATCTTTAAAAACTTTTATTAATAATTCTGGTACTCTTTGGTCACCAAATATTATTTTACAGGAAAATGCTTACAGATATTTCGGACAGAACGTATATCAAGCAATAACTTCTGGACAAACAGGTTCTAGTGCTCCTACACATACAGATGGAACTGCGTTAAACGGTGAAGTTACATTTAAACATATTGGTTTCCGTGTTGTAGATACAAATGCATATGGATATAGTGCAACAGGACCTGCTGGAGAGTTTCCAAAATCTATTACACCTTTACTAGGTGATAGATCAGATAAGATTGCAACTACAGAATACGTACTTAATCTAGCAACGAATGACGTTGGTGGTCGTGTTTATGTTTCACAACAGATTGGTTCTGACCTTAACGATGGTAGATCTGCTGTAAACCCAGTAAGAAGTATTAAGAAGGCAGCACAATTAGCATGGTCAACACCTGGTGTCAAAGAAACTATTATTGTATCTGGTGGTGACTACGTAGAAGATAACCCAATATCATTACCTCCTGATGCGTCAGTTGTTGGAGATAACTTACGTCTTGTTATCATTCGTCCTGCTAATCCACAGAAACATATCTTTAAGTTTGGTGATAAGAACTATGTAATTGGTGTTACTTATAGAGATAAGATTGACTCTAATGGTGACGCAGTTGCTACTTGGGACTTTGCTATGGTCTTTGACGATAAGCAAAGAGTCATAATTGATAAAGATGCAAATGGAGATGCTGGAACGTCTTGGCCTATAGGTCATCAGATATTTGGTCCTCAACAGTTCCGTGTTGGTTTCCAAGACAATACTGGTTTAGCAAATCTAACCACTGGTTTACAAGTTGTTGGTGCTAACACTGGTGCTAGAGCATCTATTATTGCTGTAAATTTTGCTCAAACTACAGGTGCGAGTGCATATGTTTCTGGTACAATTGACGTTAAACTAGACAGTGGTTCTTTTGTAGAAGGTGAACAATTTAATTACGTAGTTTCAATTCAAACTGGTGCTCAACAATCATTAACAACATCAGGTACAACAGCTGCTAATAAAATTACATACACACAAGATCCTACAAGTGCAATTCCTGCAGGAACATATGTGTATCTTTCTGATGCTGGTAATGCAGCATTTACTGCATCAACTGGATATTATGAAGTTGCTTTAATTGCACCTAATGATGTAAACAGTCCTACAGCATGGGAAGTAACATTTGTACCTCTTTTAGGTTCTGTTGGTTGGAATAATACATTCACAGCACAAATAGAAACTTTTACAGGAAATGCTACAGTAAATACTTTAAACACAAATTCACTCAAATCAATTAGAGCTGAGGGTGAAGTTGTATCAGTAGATGAAGATTACGTTTCATCTCTACCTATTTCTAGAATTGATTTCTCTTTACAAGGTGATGCTAGTATTGCTCAAGGTGGTTTCCAGAATGCACAGTTTGGTAACGCTGAAGATCTAGGTGGTATTGTATTCTATACAAACGCACTGGTTGGTAGAAATAATACTCATGAGTTTAAAGAAGGTCAAGAAATTTTAATTGAAGGATTACCAACTACAACTCCAGACTTATCCATGTTAAATGGTAAGCAAAAAATTTATAAAGTATTAGAAGATGCTGATGGTCGTTGCAGAAGATTTGTAATTCCTAAAAAATTACCAGCAATTACTGATGCTAATCTAGATCCTGGTCAATTTGCAATTGTTAAGACTTTCTCAAAGTCAATCACACTTTCACTTCTAAACTCTCCAAACAGTTTCCCAATATCTACACCAGTAGAAAGAAGATTCCAAGACGCTTGTACATTCCTTCGTAACAATAGAGAGTTTATTGCTGAGGAAGTTCTTGGTGAGATTAATAATCAGTTTGCAAGATTCCATTATTCTGTTTATGATATTGGTGCTGGTGGTGGAAATGATTTCAAAATATTTGTTGGACTTACTGGACAAGAACACACATATGTTTCTGGTGGTACAGTAACATTTGGTGGAAGCACTGTTAACGTAACTAATTTTGTTTATGACAATACTGTCACAGGTAATGCAACTATTACAACTGCATCTCCTATAGCAGGATTAGCAGAAGATGATGTAATAAAACTAGAAGGGATGACTTTATCCTGTAGTGCTGGTAATAAAATATATCCTGCATACAGTGCATATAGTGCATCAGGAGATGATGGTGATACACAATGTAAGCAAGATGTTGTTCACTTTATCAATGCTCTTATAAGAGACTTAGAATTTGGTACAAACCATAACGTTCTTGAAGGTTCTCAGAAGTATATTGTTGGTGGTAAGATAACATATATTGATGATGAAATTATAGAGAATGTTCGTGCTATTGAATATGCTAGACAGTTAGCAATATATTGCGTAAGAAACTGGAGAACTGGAAATGGAACTCCTTCAGAACCAATCTACACACCAAAATATTCTAGTCTAACAAGATACTTTGATGATACTGTAATTACATCTACAGCTTTATTAAATGCAGATGGTAGTTCTAATGGTAGTGGAAATGCTTGTAATGATGTAACATCTGCTATTGATACTCTATCATTCTTATGGAATGATGTTATTGCTAACAATGCTAGTGGAACATATCTAGACGCTGCATATTTAATATCAAGAAATAAAACACTTATTGCTGATCAAGCATTACGTGACACAGAGGCATACTTCCCATTCTTAAATTTAAGTGATGTACATGAAAGAAAATGTCGTAGAGATGTTAGAAAGATATTAGATGGTCTAATTAGAGACTTAGTATTAGGTGGTAACGATGGTATCTTAACTGCTGCTGAATCATACTTTACAGGAACACAATTAACTGGTGTTCAAGAAGCACAACGTGCACCAACTTTATATGCTGTTGGAAGAGCAAAATTATATGCTATCGCAGCAATGCGTAACTGGACTGATGGTAATGTCGTAACAGTCACACCAAATAACTCCACATATAATTCCACATCAGGTGAATTAACTGTCTCATTCCCAAATCCTACAATCGCAGTTTCCATAGGAGACAGAATTGCATTTAAGGAAGAAGCACTTAATTTCTCATGTACATACAATGGCGTAACAGGAAATCATCCTGGTCCTGCAAAAACAGATCCATCATATGGAAAGAGTTTTAATATATCAAACCTTGTAAGCAACGGAACTACAACAACAATTACATGTAATGTTGGAGATGCAGGTCCTGCTGCTGGCATTGCTCACACATATGTAAGTTCTGTAACTGATGGAACAATCATAGTTTACAATCCTACAACATTATCATCACCTATTCCTAAGTTTGAAGATTGGAATATACTTCTTGATGCT